TAGTGCGTCTCCTCGTCTAAAGGGCTCACACTTGGTTTGTCGTATGTCATTGCACGCTCTGAATCGCTAATGCCCTTTGTAGTTGGGTCTACCGTAACGCCGATAGCACCCAGCACCGCCACAACCACAGTGCCAATGAGGTATGGGTTGCTAATGAACTTCACGAATACATCAGCCAAGCTGCCCCATGTAGTTAAATCGGAGTAAGCCAGTCCAAGGTATGCCAGGATAGGACTCATGACGATGCCCGCCATTCCCAACCACCAAGCGGGATTGTGTAGACGTACTTTCCAGTTAATCATTTCTGCTCCTTTACTTTTCCAACTTAGTAATGCGTGAGTCTAGGTTTTTCACATCGGTCTTGACCTCGGCGAGGTCTGTTGCTGCTTTTTTTGACACTTCATCCGCCCTTCGTGCCACAATTCCAACCACAGAAAGTTCAGCTGTGTGCTGGGTCAGTGTGGCAGTTAAATCAGAAAGCGATTGCTGATACTTGCCAAGCTGCTCATTCATGACCTGCTGGCGCGTCTCTAGGCGGGTGAGCGTGTTGGTGATGGTGCTCTTCCAGGCGTCTTCTTTTTCTTTGTCTTCTCGACTAGCACGCTGCCAGTTCGAGATAGCAACAAGACCACCCAGAAACGCACCTACAATGGAGATGAAGAAGGAAACCATTTCAGCCGTAATATTCATGACCTCACCTCTATTCCATACTCTTCGGAAGAATTGGAATAATTCCCGTAGCATAACCGGTGCTGTTGTTGTAGAGGTAAATATGCTTATTACTACCACCAGCTGCGCCAATCCAAATCTTTGCGGTGTGGTCACCTGTCTCCGTACCCATTGGGTAATAACCCTCAATGGCTGGCAGAAGATTGTCTGGCATTTCTGCCGTAGTGGTACGAGCCGAATATCCCGCTGCAAGATAGCAATCGAGATACATCATGCCGCCACGAATACAGTAGCGTACATGACACGCGCCATCGTCTTGCAGAGTAGTCCATGGAGTGAACTTCAGAAGCTTGACAAGGTTGGTATAGTTAATAGATTCTTCTTTTGCGCGGTTGTCAGCAGAAAGCATTAGAGTTGAATCCGTTAAGCCAAGCTCAGCAAAATGCATTCCGTCAGAATTAGAAATCTTTGCAGCAATTGCTTGCGAGTCGCTCAACAAATAACCCGTTGGCTTCAAAAGAATATTGTCAGTCATTAGGGCTGTGGCTCTATCGCCTTTATTATCTTGATAGCCAGCGACAATATTAAGAGAGCCATTATTAAGACTAATAATGCCACTCTCAAAACTTGCAATTGGAACTTCACCGTTATAGATGCTCATTCCGTCACTTTTTACAGTGACATGACCAGCTTTTTTATCTCCTACGTGTGCGCCATGTTCATCGTGAGAGAAAGCGTTTGCCATATCATCAACCGTTGCCTTCACCTCTGACGCCTTGTTGTTCGCTTCCGTTGCCATAGTCTTCGCCTCCTTTGCTGCTGTATTTGCGTTCTTTGCGTCTGTGGCTACATGGCTCACTTCCTCTGCTGCCTTCTCAGCTTTAGCTGCGACGGTTTCGACCTTCTCCGCCGCCGCTGTTGCTGTGGTTGCTACGTCAGCAATCTTCTCTGTGGCTGCGTCAGCCTTCTTCTCAACTGCCGCCGCCTTCTCCTCGACTGCTGTAACTTTGATGGTGGTAGTCGCTGCGTCTTTGGCAATGTTCCTTGTTGCGTTAGAGAGAGAAGTAACACGCTTTGCAATGCTTTCCTGCGCAGACTCTTGTGAGCTCGTGGCTCCCTTTGTCAGCGTTGCGGTAATTGCGCCAAGCTTGAATTGAGTTGCGGTTGGGTTAGTGAGGTTAATCGTGCGACCTGAGCAGATCATGTAACGTTCAATGCCATGCGGCTCACTCTTAACGAATACACGGTCTAAGAAGTCAATTGGTAGCGTTTGCTCATTGAGGTTGTGCAAGTCAAACGCTGATACCTCAATTGAGTCATCAAGCTTGCCCGCCGCAAGGTCAGCAACAGCCTTATCAGCAAGTGCTTGCGGTTTATCCAAGTCGTAGGACATTGTCTTCTCAATGAGTCCGTACTTCTCAGCCGCTGTCATATCGACAACTGCATCGTCCTGGATGACAAAGCCAAAGGGAACGTAAGCCGTCTCAGCTGATACGTTGACCTTACGCTCCTCTGAGCCTTTGCCAGTCTTACCAACGGGGACAATGGCCGTGTAAATGTCTTTGCCGTCAACCTGTGTATCGAGGTCAAGAAGATTGCTGCCAAGCTCTACTCTCTGAGTAGCTTCTGCTGCGCCCGTATCTGGTAGCCAGTCGATAATAGATCCTGTTGCGTCATACCTCACACGCAACCAACCGCCGCACGCTTTCTCAAGCTTGTCGCGCATCTCTTTGAGTGTTGCGGGTCTAGTACCTGTACCGCGTTGCAGCTTGCCATAATTTGCGCCAGCATTAACGCCAATTCTGAACTTCTCGCACGCATTCATAACGTGTGCGTTGTGCTGCTCAATGAACCACTCAAATAGCTTGTTAGCTTCAGCGGGTGCGTTGATGTCGCACTCAATCTCATCAGTGTCATAGGTCTTGTAAGGTCTAACAGTGGTGTCATTGAGGTATGCCATCGCACCCTCGCATGTCAGCTTCTTACTACCGTCAAACTCCATAGAGATTGCTCTAACACGGCCACGGAAGAGCACAAGACCAGTCTCAACCTCAAACAACTCAACCTCTCTGTTTGGAAGCATCACCGTCTCACGGGTAAAGCTATCCCAGAGCGGGTGCGTCGGCTGGATAGTAAGAGAAAGAGTCGGGGACTGTCCCGACTCTTCCTTTAAGGTACCTGCTGAGATTTGAACGTCTGTACGTGGGTCATGAAGCACACTACCTGCATACTTCAAGATGTACATTTAAGCCACCCTCTCCCACATATAGACTGCGCGATATGGTGGCATATTGTTGTGAGGTTGACCGCCGCCCACCGCATCAACTTGGAAGCGATAGTTAGTGTAGGTGTCTGCGGAGCGTGCTGTCCACTGACTACCGCCGCCGTTATCGGTACCGTAATGCATGCTAGTGTCATGGCTGTGACTTGGCATCTCGTTAATGGTTAGCGTGTGAGTATCCTCGCCGCCTGTTGAACCGGCTGGGAACTTCTGAGACTGCGCCAGGAGAAACACGCCATTGAGCGCTTGCCATGTGCCACCCAGAAACGTTGATGGGTCGGTTTGCTTAGTACTTTGGTAGATTGCGCCTACTGGAAACATTGCGTCCAAAAGGTCGAAGTTCTTGGCCAAGTCCTTAATAGTCTGCGTGACATCGTCTGTCACGTCTGGCTTAGTAAGTCCCAGCCTTGCTGTTTTAGTGCTCATTTAGATATCCTTCCACTCGAACTTGAGTGATACGTCATTGCCTGGATGATTCTCGTTGTCTCCAACGTACATGTTGTTTTGCCACGCGCCGCGAACGCTCTCCCACGTCTTACCTGTGTAAGCTTGCCATTTAAGGCTCTTGAGCCTGTTCTGTCCTGCTCTTGCAAGGTAGCTGAGCGTGAGCCCGTCAAAGCGATTCCACTTATCGCCGGTATAATCACGCCACAGGGCTGTGCCATAGTCAGGCGTGGTGTTTACCGTGATTGTATTCTTGCCATTGTGGAGACGTGCAGCATCGCTCGACCATACGCCAGGACTTAAGAAGAAGCTCGTACCATTGATGTTTACGATTGCATTTGCCTGTGTGGTAATGACCGCCAAAACGTCATGCGCAGGACCGTCAACAACGTACGATTTGCCAAGCTCTCCGTTAAGCAAATACTCAACAATGCCCCTGCTCTTGTAAGGCTCGCAAGCAACCTTTACTTTGAGCGCCATGCCTTGCATGAACATCTTCTGAGTGTCAACTTCAAAGCGCCCGTGATATGTATAACCTTCATCCCAGGACAACTTGAAGTCATAGGCTCTGCCATGCAAGAAATTACGCAGCTTAGTGAGCGATTGCTCAATCTCAACCCAATCAAGAGCGGCGTTTGGATAGCAGGTAAACTCGATTGTGCGCTTACCGAATAGCGGACGGTGAGCAAACCACTCAGAGAGGTCTAGAACGCCATCAGCTCCTGGAATTGTGACTTGCATTGTCTTTGGCGCGGGTGGTGTATCAACGTAGTCTGTCATGATCATGTTGAATGTCTCGCAAAGCGGTGTTCCATCTACATATATCTCGAGGTTCATCGACTTGCCACCACCTTGTAAGCACCCAGGTTAGCGTCAACGTATGGAGATACGACACCGCCAACAAGTCTTGCATCCATATAGAGCTTCATGTTCTTAAGGTCCTCACGCATGTTCCTAATCTCAGCAACGACAGCGCTCTCATGGCTAGACTCATTCATTGCGTCAACCATGTAACCCTTAATGTTGTCGATTGGAAGAATCGCTTCTGGACCTGCTTCACCGCCAACCATAGGGCGTGAGCCATTCATACCAAACATCGTTGGCTTAGTCAGAATGCCGCCTTCTGCGTACCAGTCAATGCTGAGATGTGGCACTGAAGGTGGAGCAATCGAGAAAGAGCCAGAGATGTTAAAGTGTGGCAGCTTGATGTGTGGCAGCTGAATAACAAGGCCAGCAAAGAAACTCTTAATTCTGCCAGGAATACCAGAAATAAAGCTAACCATGTTATTAAAGTTGCTCTTGATGCCGTCACCAATCGAATAGCAGAAGTTCTTCCATGCAAGGAATGCAGCTGTTCCAAGTGATAACGCAGCTGCAATACCGCTCATGCCATTGTGTACAACTGTTGCTAGTCCCTCGATAACGGGTCTAAGACCGCCACAAATCTCACGGACAGTAACGCCAAAGCTAGCTGCGTCACTACCAGCATTGGACATATCGTCACCCATGTCCTTAAAGAGCGGGGTAACAGACTGAATGCAAGCTGTGAGGTCCTTGGATATTTGGTCAATGAGTGGCTGTAGAACGTAGAAGACACCATTAACGGTATCAATCAAGAAGCTCAGAACGCCATTCAAACCTTCCATTGCGCCACGAACAAGCGGCAGAACACTAACACCAAGCTCCATGAGTGGCTCAATAAATGGAGTAAGTACGTTCAAAATGTTCGAGAGCAAGTCCATAAAGAACTCTAGAGCTAGTGACACCTGCTCCATGTTGGCCTTGAAGATACTATTGACTTCATCCAGAGCGTTCGTGTTCTCAATAATGTTGTTGAACGAATCGCCAACGCCTTTTGCAAAGTCTTCAATGGAGCCTATAAGTCCCTCAAGAGAATCAGCAACGCCATAGACATCAAAGCCTGTTGTATCGATAAAGTCACCGATTACAACTTGGTTGTCAGATAAGAAAGACTCAATAGACCCTGTCAGCTTCTCTGCAACGCTTGCTCCAAGGTCTTTAAGGTCCGTTGCCTTAGCTGCGTTGGTAAACGATGAGAACATACCAGATGTGATGGACTTAAAGTCTAGGCTCTCAACAACAGCAGAAATCATGTTGCCAAGTTCCTCGCCAATGCCCTTTGCGACATCTGGCAGTGCCTTAAAGAGTCCTTTAGTAATTCTGACGATTGTTGGAATGAGGTTCTTAGCAACCGTTCCGATAGACTTCAGAAGCTTCTCAGACATGCCCTCAATATCGCCATTAGGGTCAGCAATGGCCGTGAGCCAGTTTTCCCAAGAAGCCTGCATCATCTGAATAGAGCCTTGGATAGTCTCCGCTGCTTCTTCAGCAGAGTTACCCATGATACCTTGCTGCTCCTGGATGTCGTGGATTGCTTGGACGATGTCACCATACTTCTCAATGGTTAAGTCACCAGCACGGCCTTGCGCCTTCTCAAAAGCGTTCGCGTCTGCAATTAGACGCTCCATCTCTTGTTTTGTACCGCCATAACCAAGCTTCAAGTTATCAAGCATCGTGTAGTTCTGCTTCGCGAAGCCTTGATATGCGTTCTGAATGTCTTGAAGGTTAGAGCCAAAGATTGACGCATTATCAGCCATGTCGGTAATTGCCATGTTGCCCGCACGAGCCGCCGCAACCACATCACCGCCAAAGGATTGCTTAAGCGCTGCACCCATGCTGTTAAGCTGATCCATGTACTGGTTCATCGAGACTCCAGCAACGGCATAAGCCGCTTGAGCATTAGCCATAACCTGGCTGGAAGCTTCACCAAAAATCTTCTCTACGCCACCAGAGAGCTGCTCAAAGTTTGCATACGCGTCAAGTGATTGTTTGCCAATGGCAATCATCGTGGCACCGATTGCAGCAACTGCCGCCGTAACTCCGAGAGCTGCCGTCTTCATACCGTCAAACGCTGCTGTTGCTACGCCTTCATTGAAGCCTTTAGTTGAGGGAATGACAGAGACATAAGCAGAACCCACTTCTGCGTTAGCCATATTCACCTCCTAATTTAATGTGAGTCCCACCAGTCGTTGAATTGACTTATTGGGATTGGGTCCTTGCCGTAGACCTCCTCTTTGACACTCTCAACGCCAGGGCGTGTGAGTGGCTTAGGCTTAGGCTGCTTCTTGGTTGTGTTAGCAGAGGAATACATCCACGTCAGCTGGCTTATCTGGTCTGAGAGCATTGCAAGAAGCTGTGGAACAATCTCCTGCGACTCCCAGAGCGCATAGTCAATGTCATCCGGATGTGTTGCCTTCCAAAGAGCACTAGTCTTAGGCAAGTTATTGATAAAAGAAAAGAGCGCCCTATAACTAAGGCGCTCTCCAAGGTCATCTAATGTGAAGCCTGTGAGTGTCATGAGGTCATATTCAAGCTCTCCAGTATGCTTAAGAATTAACTGCGAGAGCCAAACTATTCCCCCGCTTCAACCTCACCAGCTTCAACACGCATCTTATTCCACTCAGACATGATGGAAGATAGATCATCAATACTAAGCTTCTCAACCTCAACAACATAAGGCTTCAAGAAGCTTACGAACCACTTCACTGCTTCCATGCTAGAAGCTTCAGCATTCTCAAGAATGCCAACACGCTCAATGTCTGCGAGAGTCAGCTGGAGAGGGATATGACACTCTGCACCGTCAACGGTAATATCAAGCGTCTTGTAGGAGGTTGAGAAGTTAAGCATTATCGAGTCACTACTCCATCATCAGTAAGAATGTAGATACTATTGCCCTGTGCGTCTGGCTGGCACTTTAGCTCGACTGGAAGTGTTACAGCTTCAGCGGACTGGAAGTTCATCTCAGAAGGTGGAATAGCCTGTCCGCGAGGAACGATAATCATCATCTTCGCAGCGCCATCCTTCAGCTTGAACACCCACTCGCGGACCTCTGGAAGTCTTGCACCGATTGCAATCTTCATCTGAGTACCACGGGTAGAAGTTGCGGCGGTGACGGTTACAGCGTCTTTACCAAACGCGCGAGTCGCTGCACGCTCGGACATCTCAAGCTCAGTGAACTTGACCGTACCATCAAACTTCTCCAGAAGCTGACGAACATTAGCGCCGTTTGCTTCGGTAATGTCCTTAGTGGAGTAGTCGGTAGAGAGTGCGATACCATCGCTGGAGATATATCCAGAGTCCTTGAACGCAGCATTAAGAGCAGAGTTCAAGTCTGTTGGAAGCGCGGTACCAACAGGAGCGTCCAGGACAGCGCCAGTAGTAGCCTGGTCGAGAGCGCCAACAAGTACTTTGGAAGCGTCAACTGCCATAGTTAATTCCTTTCATCTTTAATATTGACTGACATAGAGAATGTGACCTGCCATACGACAAAGTCGCCTTCCTGCTTGCCATAACTAAATACGTTTGGCGTGAAGACGGCGTTAATGTTTCTGTCGGTTGGCGGGGTCACTTTAAGAGCAATAGCAAGCTCGTGAGCAACCTGCTCAGAGCGCGCACTGCTCCTCGTCCAAATTGAAATAGTGTATTCAGGAGAATCATGCGGGTAGTCCATCTCGCCGCCTGTGCGGTCGACTAATAGGAACTCATCTGGAGTGTTCTTCTGAACTTCGGTTGAGCATGGCAAACCGATTGTGGTATGTGCCCACTTAATGACGTGCTCCATTGAGCTAAATATCATGATTACCCCCTTGCTGCCTTCTGCAGCGTGTTATGCAGAGCATTAGAGTTGATTGCGTGTACGCTTGCTGTATGGACTACCGCATGAGCGCGGTTCTTGCCGACTGTGACCTTTACGCCATAATCCTTAGCGCTATACATTGAAGCGGCACGAGCTCGTATCTTCTCTGCACTCTTACGTAAGACTTCCTGCGTCTTAGAGCCGGTCAAGATTGATGTCAGCTTGTTTGCTTTATAGATCATCTTGACTGTGCCTCCCGCATTGGAAGCCGTGAACTGCCTAGCCATCTACAACTCCAAGCGGTACTAAGCAGCTCCATTTCCAGCCCTTTGGAATCATCTGCTCTGGGAAGTCAACTGGAGCACCAACAACGTTAAACCAACGCTTTCCATCCGGACTAACCTGCGCACGTCTGAGACGCTGCGCCCATCCTCTTGGGAAGTAAGCAGTCGCTGTGACTTCAACGCCTTCAGGTCTACTCACTTCTAGGTCCTTTGGCTGGAATGGCGCAAAGAGACATCCAGAAACGCTTATTGGCTCTGAGTATGTAAATGACTCATTGCCAAATCGGTCGGTACCAGATGATGTGCGCTCCTTGACAAAGAGCGTCATTGTTGGCTTCATTAGTCCTCCTTTGGCAGAGGGTTTGCGAATATCGCGTACCCCTCATCAACTCCAAGAAGTGACTTCTCAAACGATGTGAAGTAGATGTCTCCTGTTGGGTTTGAGTAGGATACTGAACCGCCAAAAGGTGAAGCAGTCCAGGACTGCGACTGCACGCCGATTGGTGTTTCTGAGCCAGCTTGAAGAACTCGGATTGCCACCTGGCAAACAACAAGCTTCAGAACAGCTGGGTCCTTAGACTCAACGTCACAGAGAGAGCCAACAGCAGCAGAGATAAGGGAGAGCAGGTTCTCTGCCCTCCCTTCATCTGTTGCTTCTAGGGTTGGAAACATTGCTTTTAAGTCGCTTAGAGTTGCGAAGGGCTTATTCTGCCCCGCCATGACTAAGCACTCTTAAGAACTGCGAAGCCCTTAGGGTCAATGACTGCGTAAGAGTAAACAACCTCTGCGCGGTAAGCGATCTGACCAAGGCGCTTGAGGTCGCCGAGTCCATCTGGGTCACCAGTCTCGATGGTCTCAATGTTGATGTCGCGGACAATGCCCCACTTAATGAGGTTGAAGTCACCCATAACTGCGAGAACCTTGGTTGCAGTCTTAGCAAGAGCACCGGAGACGGTGTTGGAAGTTGCAGCTGCAAGGCCATCGACTACACCAGTGTTGAGGTTGATTGGAATCTCAGGGAACATGCGCAGACCAGTGTTCTTGACACGAACCTTGCGCAGGCTGGAAGCGTATGCCTTGGAAAGACCGATACCAGAGATGGAGTAGCCTGGGTCAACTGCGTCAGCGAGTGCATCGAGGTCAGCAGCTGGGTCAGTGGTTGCAGTGACAGCGGTTGCACCAGCAGTCAGAGCAGTCAGACCAGAAGCAGCCATACCAGTAGCAGGGTTGAGAGCGTGGAAGACGAGATAGTCAAGACCACGGCCAAGAGCAGCAGCAGACTTGTCAACGATTGCGTCAACAATCTGAAGCTGACTGTCCTCGTCTGCCCACTGAACCTCATTGGAGAAACGGACAGTGACAGAGAGCTTCTTGATGGTGTGGTCGACTGGTTTCAGACCGACAGTCTGAGAAGAGTGCTGTGTGGACTCGCCGACAATCTCAGCTTCTGGGTCCTGAGTGAACAGGATGGAAGCGCGATTTGCAAAGATTGCTGGAGAGGAAGCAGACAGAGTCTGAATGACGGAAGTGTCTGCAACCTTTGAGACAAGATCCTTTGCAATCTCAACAGGGAGCTTAATGTTAGTGGTGTTTGTTGCTGGCATTGTTAAATCCTTTCTTTAATTACCAAATAATTGACGTGCAAGTTCAACCTTTGCGGAGTTATCTCCTGCTTCTGTAGTGAACTTGCCAGGATGTGGAGCTTTTACTCCTGCTTTAGGCTTTAGATGTTTGACGAGTACTTCTGCAAACTGGCGCATATCCTCTTCTGTGGAACCCACAACAAGCTCTTCCGGCACATTGAACTCAGACGCAATCTTTCTCTTCATTGAGGCTTGTTCCTCACGGGTCTTGTAGCCCTTTACTGCATCTTCAGCTTCCTGTGCACGTTTCTGTGCTTCTGCAAGCTCCTCTGTGGCTTTGGAGTTTTCCTTAGAACGCTTCTCCCATTTGCGTGCCTGGGCTTTCCAGTAGTCGACAGTGTCAGTCTCGTCAAGCTGTGCAGCTTGCTCGACGTCTTCTGTAGTCTCTTGTACTTGCTCCTGCTCAGTAGTGTCTGGCATCTCATGCCCCTTTCTGTCCGTGCGGACCTAATAAAAAACCAGCCGTGCGGCTGGTTGATTACACAATGGATTTAATGGCTTCCCGCCTACGAATCGAACGTAGATCTAAAGAACCAGAATCTTTTGTTTTTCCGTTAAACTAGCGGGAAATGTGGTATATTTAACTTGCAATCGCCCTCGCTATCACAATTTATGGGATGACCGGGGCGATTTTTTATCTGACAAAATGTATCTTCATGTCATGTCCTAAATAATAGATACGACCAGCTTTAAATCTCTTGCTTTTTAATATATTTTCTTCAAGCTGAACATCTGTCATATCTGGATTAATTGAATTATCAAAAACAACCCAAGTGCAGTCCTCTTTCCTACTCGTATTTTTTAAATACCCATCAATCGTGTTGAATGAAGATGTATTTTTTAAAACTTTAAGCTCAAGACCTTTAGTAAAATCAGCTTTTCCAACTCGTTTCTTTTCTTTCCCATCACGATAAGTCCTAAAATCCTGCTGGAAACAACACGGCATGCCAACTTTAATCATTCTCTGAGCTGATTCGTACTCGTCTTTGTGGTTTGTTAAAATATCGTCTCTGACAGCTTTGCTTGTAAAGGAAACCCTAGGCTCTCTTCCGTTAAGCCAGTTAGAATCTCTTCTAGCACATTCTTTTAAGATTGCTTTTTTGTCTTTAGCATTATTTACATCTAATCCTATTGAATCAGCAACCTCTTTAAATCTACTCCTGATTAACTCTGGTTGATAGCCACCGACTTTAGTTCCAGGTTTTCCAGCAACAACCTTGCATCTGCAATGATCATGATAATGAGAATTTGCGCCTTTTTCTGTGTAATGGAAGCCAAAAGAAGCAAGCCAAGCGCAGAATGGACACTCGCCACCTTGTGGTACGCGAGCAAATTTCATTCCGTTCCTTGCACCAGCTTTGCTTATTGTCCGATTTGCTTGCTGCAGAACCTCACTTGCAACAAGATTGCCGCAAATCTCTTTGAAGTCCCCACTTTTAATCTCGTTATTTTGAGCATATTGAGTGATGCGCTCCCTTATTTTGTCATTTACGAAATAAGGGAGTTTAACAAGGTCTGTATTTTTTGACGGAATTCCTATTGCGTCATCAAAAAAATCAAGTGCGACAGTTCCTGCTGCATCACCAAAAGAAAGCGTTGTGCTAATCATTGAATTCTCAACAAGTTTAAGAAACTCGCCATCATCCATGTTTGGGTTAGCTTTTAGACCAGCTTCAACAAGACGACTAAAAGTAGACTTAGACCTTTCTTGAATTTGAGATAGTAGTCGATGGTACGACTCCATCTCCTTTTTTGAAATGTCCATAACTACTCACTTTGTGCAGCAGTTCTAACCAGCTCCTGTGCCGCAAAACGGCGGCGGTCAGCTTGAAGCTCTGTGAGAACGTCGTCCTTATAGCCAAGAGCACGCAGAGGAACATCAGAGCTTGCAAGCCATGGGAAGGTAGATACCTGCTTTGTGATGGCATCAGACATTGAGACGGGCGATGGTGTCTCCGGGTTAGCAAAGACGGCTGTTGTCTCGTTGTCACGCATGGCGCTGTAGAAGTCCAAGTCATGCTTTACTGCGAGAGCCATAGCAGAGACATTGACAAGAGATCTCTTGCAAGAAGCAATGTAGCTTGTAATGTCGATAATTGCGTCTTCCTGGTTAGCAATGATGGCATCTGCTGAGGTTGGGTTAGCAGAAGTGAAGCTCAACGATGAAAGAGGAACATTCGTTGCATCTGAGAACATAGAAGCCAAGAGCTTCATATAGTCACTGTGCGGCTGCATGGTAAGCTGTGGCAGCTGGCCATAGTTCGGAATCTGCTTGTTCTTGTTTGACGTTGCAATAAACGTTGAGCCAATAAACGCACCAAATGGTGAGTCAGCAATCTTCTGAGCAACGCTAGCATCAGCTCCGAGCAGATACTTCTGTGGAGCAGAAGCAAAAGCGGCGGTTGCGCTCATGTTAAGAATCTCACGCTGAGCGTCATCGACAAGGCTCATAACCGTGCGGCTAATGCGTGATGTGCCGAACGGACGCTCAAGTGTTGAATGATATGCCACAGGCTCAACGGGTACACGACCCATTGAATGAGACTCTTCTGTTGCGAACCATCTGCCATCGAGCAAGTTAAGTGTAATGAACGTGTCATCTGTGAAGACGTAAACAAGCGTTGGAGTCTTGATTGATTGTGACCTGTTCCACTCAGCATCAACAACTACAAGAGCAGCTTCAATGCGCTTCTTAGCGTCTGACCAGATAGCAGATGCAGCCGTTGCAGGATAGCCAGAGATAACAACATCTGGCTCATTAAACTCTGGGTTGCCTTGGGTAACACTAATGAACGCAACTGAGTGCCTGAGTGAACTCATGACAACCTTGCGGACTAAGTTCTCTAAGTCATTCTCACGAGCAATAGTACGCAGTTCTTCTTTGACAGCTGTATTAGTTGCATTAAAGTTCTGGAACTGTACACGATCAGCCCACCAATTAACGCACTTTGCCGCCCAGTCAATCTTGGCATCAATCTTAGAAGCCAGCTGAGGAAGAACAGAAACGCCTAAATCCTTAACCTTTACATTTCCGTTGTAGTAACGGTCTCTGAGAACATTCCTGGTATAGTGCTTGCGCCAAACTGCTACAAGCTGAGAGACAACCTCTCTGTTCTCATCAGATAGACCAATGGCAGCAGCCATGGAAGCATCGAGTCCTCTATCCACTAGAAGAACACCTCGCCTTCATCTTCATCATATTCATATTGTTTTGCTGCCCAAGCAGCTAATGTGGCAGCTTCAACAACCGCTGCTCTTTCACCGTCAAAACCCCAGCCACCTGTACGACCGATTGGGCGCTTGTAAGACTCAGTAACTGCCTTCGTCAGCTCATCTTCTTCTGAGTCATCTAAGGAATCAGGCTTAAACCATGTAATTGAGCCTTCATTGACTGCATCAACAAAGTCAACGTTGGCTGTGATTAAATCAGCAGCCGCTGGAATTACCACGTTGTCTTCTGGAACAGAATCGATAACGCGCCTATAGAGCGACTCAGCGCCCGCCTTGCCGTCAATGATGACTGGCACCGTTTGAGCGCGCTTTGTGACAAACTCTGCAAGCGCCTGCTTGCCGCCGATTGTGGCCCGCTTGTCTACGAGCTCAACGTGCGTTGTGTCACCGTCTTTGATTGCAACGCAAACAGCGAAGTAAACTCCATCAACTGAGAACTTCACTGCATAGGCAGAAGGTGTGCCTTGAGGTGGCGTAGATGTTGCGCATCTCTGCCAAGTCTCTTTGTCAATGAGCGGTGCTCCTGCACCTCCTGCAAGCTCCTGTGGAGTAAGCCATACTCCTAGACACTCTTGCGCAAACTGCAAACTATCCATCTGAGTTCTAAGGGCTCTGAGTGCCGTAATGTTCGTAATGCCTTCAACAAGCGAGGGTGCTGCCTGATACCAACGCTCCTCATCTGTTACATCGCCGACTTCTTCAAGTCCGTACTCAATCCAGGACGTCTCAATCTCGCCTTTATTGTTAATGGCGTCTGAGCGCATCTTGTCAAACTTATCAGCAGGAGAACCAGCACGTCTTGGAGTTCCCATATAGATAAATTGCGGGTTCTTATTAGGACCACTAGAAGTAGTTGGAAGCAGTGCTTGAACGTGCTCTGGTAATAACTCTTGCGCCTCATCGACCACGATAATGTCGAACGTATTACCAAGATTTGCTGTCTTGGTACGGCAGCTGAAGGCAATAAAGCCTTCTCCTTTACCTTCTGCCTGTGGCTTGAAGGTAAAGCTTTCTTGTGCGGTCTTTGATGATACTCTCAAAAGCGAGTCATTGAAGTACTTGATACCTCGCACCTCATCATTTGGCTTTGTACCTAAGATGTTGCGGAAGTCCTCGAGCGTCTTAACCGTCGTATTGTAGTTGTGAGCAGTCCACAGAATGCGGTAGCCAAACATCATCGCTAACGTGATGATGTACCACTCGACAATGGTCGTTTTGCCATTCTGCCTTGGCACCGATAAACCGAAGATGCGCTGAATGAACTGAAGACCAGTATCAACCGCTGCGAGTATCTCAAGTGCCTTGATTTGCCACTGTGCAAAATCAAAGCCACCCTCTTTAGCAAGCGCAACAACAAGTGGTGCCAGCGATTTGGTATATGGCTTATAGATGCAAAACCTAGGCTCCAACGACGAACTTGAGGGCTTGTGCGACTGCGTCGTCGTGCTTTGTCTCAACGACATCTGTTGCATCAGCTCCCTCCAGTTCAGCTATCTGTGTGACCGCCGCTCGATACTCTTTGGATATTGCGGAAATGTTGCGTGGATCAGCAATGAGCATTTGCTCTCTGAGAAGATTGCGAAGCTCTTTCAAACGCTCGATTGTGTTCTGTTGTTTGCGCTCTCTGAATGGCAGCGTATGTGTAAGCGTCTCTTTGTCAGGGAGCTTCTCCATCGCTGTCTTTGCTGCGTTGTTTTTTTGCTGGTACATGCTGTAGTACTTCTGCACTACACGCACGGAACGCCCAATGGTATCTGCAATAACCTTGTTTGGAACGCCTTGGTCTTTAGCCTTTAGAATGTAGTTAATCTCAGTTTGCGAGAGTGTTGCTCCATGTTTGATGTTCGCCATGCACGCTCCTTCCGTTCATGTGTGCATTCTCATTCGTAGCCAACTCTATTGCTCCGTCTGAAAAAATGGCTCTGTGCCGCCGAGATAGCCGCTGCTTATAGGGGGGTGAGGGTCACCCCGCCCCGCTTTTACCACTGTCTGCTTCTGAATATCTTCCCAGCGCTCACATCACACGGAATCTTGTTACTCTTCTCTCTGTTGCAATGGCGATGAGTAGCTTGTACGTTGTCCTGACTGAGCGCTGCTGCTTGCCCAGACTCAAAAGGACCAGTCCAGCAATGACGCTGCACGTTGTAAAGTCTGAGCCAGTACCTTGATACAGGCACAACCTCATCAACCTCAAATGCATCTGGATGTCCAGCAGGTAGCGCATAGTTGATTGGCTTGCCACAAATGGCGCACGGTAGTCCTTGAGCCATGAGCCATGCTCTTAGCTTCCTTCTAGCGTTGCCGTTGCCTTGCCGAACATTCTTTGCCACTAGATCACCTTGCTAAATAAAAAAGCGCCCTGGTTTGTTACCAGAACGCTTTGTTTTGCGCGAAGCTCTACCATACATAATATTGGGTAATCGAACGACAAGAAACGACATCATGCGTCTATTTTTATCTGCGGTTATTCTACATATTCTCACCAAACATATTAGATATGAGGTGTAATTCATCGATTGCCTTAAATGCTTCTTGTTCTATTCTCTGAAGCGTCTTAATTGAAGCTAATAGCTTTGATGATACCTCCTGCCATGGAAGACACTGCAAATATCTCCAATTAAGAGTGTCAGCATAGATGGTTCCTTTAGCTTCACAGAGACCACCATCACCGAGTTGGCTCACACCGTAGAGCAGTGTATAAGCGTCATTGATATAGTCATAATTGTCATTCATTCTTTTTTCTAACAGTGCTTCCATATCAATTCTCTTATCAACTCTTGCCATCGTGTCTTGATTTGAACCCTTACTCCCACCAGCTGAATATGACTGAGTTTTTGCACCCTCTGTCTCTTGAAGGCTCATGATCTGTTGCAATGCTCTTGTATTCTCTCTTGATGCTTCTGCTACACCATGAAAGAACTCTGACGCAGTCAAACCACTGTAATCCATAATTCTCCAAACGTGAATACGTTTAGTTAGAGTAGTAATTTAAATTATACGATTTAGCTGGCTTGATATAGAGTTTTCAACATTATGTTTACAAGTTTTCTACAACTTATAAACATTATTGTATTGTTGAGCGGAATAACCTCTAATTTTTTATAGGAGGGTGCGCAACCGGTACGCTTGCGAGCCTTTCTCCGCCGCTTTGCGAAATTGCTTTGCGTGCAATTCGCAAGCTGCTTTTTGCTATACCGTTACGCTTTTAGATAGAAAAGCGAAGCAAGTATAGCATATTGAAATTCGCATAATGAGCGTATCGAGCGTAACGAACTTTAATGAGCGCTACCAACAAAATCCACATAATTTTTAGCCTAGTTTTTTTAATTTAGGGGTCTCAGATGACTCCAAGACCCCTTTGCGAAGGCTCTACCTAACTAATAAATAATTAAATTATTCTTTAGAACGGAATGTCAGCATCGTAAAGCTCTTCTTCTGGCGCCCGTGGTGCTGTGAATGAAGGTTGGCCCTGCGCTGTGGTAGCTGTCGTTTGAGACTTGGATAGAAACTCAATCTCCTCTACAACAACCTCTAGTTTGCTGCGACGCTGGCCGTCCTTTGTTTCCCATGAGCTGTAGTGTAGTTTTCCATCAATAGAAACCTTTGCACCCTTGGAAATATAGCGTGAGAGAGCTTCAGCACGCTGACCGAAAACAATGCAGTCAATGAAATTAGGAACGTCTTGCCATTTGCCTGTTTGCGGATTCTTGCGTCGGTCATTAACAGCTACGCCAAACGAAAGGATATTTGTTCCTCCTGCGGTAGTGCGGAGCTCCGGGTCTCTTGTAAGGTTTCCGGAGATATTAACGTGATTAATTGACATGTTGAACTCCTAAAAGTACTTATCGATTATCTTCTCGACATCCATCACACGAGGTGAATACGAGTAATTGGACATTTCCCAAACAAGAAACTTATGTGGAAAGCCTCTAATATCGTCACCGTATAAGACTGAGACCCAGTTGCCACGAGACTTGAAATAAATGTGCTCAACACAGGCGTTGCTTCTGTCAGTCCAGGTCTTACCATAAAGTTCTAGGGCGTCACACAGTTCTTGACAATACTTACTTCTCTTCACGTCTACCGAGCACCTCCAGAATCTCTTCAGGCGTTCTAGGCGTCTTAAACGTGTAATCATCTGTTGAATAAATAATAGAGACCTCAAGCTTTGGTGGAAAATCTGACATGCCTCCAAATCCAATACCATCTAGCGTGGCGTAGTAAGGATACATACAACACAGTACTGAATCATCATCTAGCGGAATCCAAGTTCGCTCAGCTTTAGAGTCAGAATGATCTTCCCAAGGAATATTTTGGGCATCAAGCAATCTGCGTAGATCCTTTGTAACTTTACTAATAGCCATGTTTATATCTGCCTTTCTCTAATTGTCTGATAATTACTTCTTATCTAGCACTCACTAAGGGATAAAAAGATTTTCCAAGTTGAACGGTCGTTTTTTGTAGAAATCAACTTGAATAAAAATTGCTAATTGCAACAAATTGCAACAAGCATTTAAGGCATGGAACGATTAGAGTTCTCTTTGTTCAATGGTTCTAAGAGCGCCTCCAAACGCTTCTGCCGCTCCCCTGTCACGTCCAGGAAGCAAATGAGAATAGATTCTCAATGTCGTTGCTGGGTCAGCATGGCCAAGACGCTCTGAAAGAGTCTTTAAGTCAACGCCACTTGCTAAGCACCAAGACGCGTGAGTATGTCTGAGCGAGTGGAACGTGATGCCTTGTGGCAGCTGGAGAGTGCGTCTCATGCGTGTAAATGACCTCGAGACGCTCGTAGGTCGCATGTAAGAGCCGTCAAGACTAATTAACGGTGTGGAAGACTCTACAAAAGCAATATGAGCTTTCTGAAGCTTCATGTAGTCACTAATAAAACTGATGTCCGAGTCAGTAATAGCTATGTTTCTTGATCTCTTGCCTTTAGTGGACTCTCGTCTATATGGCTTTCTATAAGACTCTTCAATAACGGTACCGGATACATGAATATGCTTATATAGCATGTTTACATCACTGTATCTAATAGCACAGACCTCACCGCAACGCATTCCAGTTACTAAAGACAGCCAAGCAGCAAAGGCACAAACAACACGTGAATTAAACTCATTCTCTTGAATGGCTGTGGTAATTCTGGAATTAATAAGGGTGCTTATTCCCGCAAAACCCCATTCTTCAATGGATATTGCTTCATGTACTTCCCTGGACGGTTTAGCCACGTTAATAAGCGGGTTATAGTCACATATTCCAGCAGAAACAAAGTAATTGTATGCACCTCGTAAAAACTGATGCAGGTTAATTACGCTGTTTCGAGACAAACCCTTCTTCAATAGATCCTGTTCAAAAGAGGTAAGTAAAGAGGACGTAACACTCCTTACGTCCTCTTTGCCAAGTCTTCCATTGATGTGGTTTCTAATGAAGCTTTCATGCTGCCTTGTGGTGTTAGGACTTGCGCCATTTCTTCGCTTAATTGACACGTATTCAAGAAGCAAGTCAGTAAGCTGAGTACTTTTAACTTTACCGTCAGACGTAATATGTGAAGCCCACATATTGGCTAATTCTTCAGCTTCTTTCTGTGTCTTTGCTGCAGGAAAACTTGCATAAGGCTGAATGATTTTGCCGTTTAGATTCCTTCCCAAGTAAAGTCGGCAGCACCAAATGCCGTTCGAATTAAGTCGAACTTTTATCGAGCGATTCATTAGTAACGCTCCATGTAGCAGCCTTTGAATCGTCTCCACTCAAGGATCAAGTCAATCGCATTAGCCTTTCTTGAACCGTCGTATCCAAGAACGATACCCTCGTCCTTTGCGACTGCCTTAATTTCCTTCATCGTCATCTTCTCGAAACGCTCTCTGTCTTCTGCTTCTTTAGGGTTCATTAGTCCTTCTTTCTGTTTAGATACATGCCACTGAATGCGAGTGCTCCACCAATAAGCGTTCCAAGGCACATGTTTAGTGCGCCGTAGTAATAGTCCCAGTTGGGGTCTCCCGTTGCAGGCAGTACAGTCTTCTTCTTTGCCTTCTTCACTGGCTTTGCTGGTTCAGGCTTAGGCTCTGGCTCGCTGTCCTGTGGCGTTGGCACTGGCTCGGGTGTAGGTGTTGGAGTTGGCGGTGTCTCGGGTTCTGGCTGTGGCTCGGGCGTTACTGGCTCTGTTGGCTGTGGGCGATTGTCACCGTTGCCGTTGCCGCCGCTTTCCTGGTTGACGTATTGATAGTGTGAACCCTGCGCTGTTTCGCGGCTCTTTAGCTGGATAGAGTTCGAGGTAGTCTCCGTGCCTTCTGTTTCGTAGTACGCGAAGTACTGGTTGCCCTGGAAGTCCACGCTCGACAAGTCCCACGTGAACGTATTGCCGTTAATGGTTGGCTCGGGAACGTTAATTCGCACCCAGCTTGCAGGGTCAATGTTGCTGTATGCGTCCATGTGAACGCGGTAGAGACGGAATGAGCCAGGAATAATGCGTGTACCTTCTTGCGCGGTGTCCTCTAGTACAACGTTAGTAAGTGACTCCGCTGCATGATTGAGTCTGACCGCCCATTCAACTGTGCCGTGGTCGGTTTTGACACCCCACTTCGCAATGACTTCGTGCTGGATAATGCCGTAGCGGCGTGTCTCGAAGCTAGTCTCCACGACCTGTCCCGTTGCTTCATCAATGAGCCTTAGCGTGGTTGTGCCTGCCGCTGCGTCGCTCTTAACGTGAGCTGCGAGCCAAAGCGTACCCTGCACGTGGTCTTTGCCCTCTACCCAAGATGTGTAAGTGATCGTGACGTGTCCGAGGGTTACTTGTGCGGTTGCCATTACTTCGCCGTCTGGTGCGTAAATGTTAAAGCTGGCTGCGTTAGTTGCTGGGAAGTCTAGGACATCGGGAATACCCAGCGAGAATGTATCGCCCTCGTGAACCTCTCCCGTTGCGCTCCAAGAAGCCGTCAAATAGATGTCTTGGTTTGTGAATGCGGAGGTTAAGTCCTGCCTGTTTTTATCAGTGACTTTAAAGCTGGTAATCGTGGTTGGTACCGTCTGAGCTTGTGCGATGCCCGGAATAAAAACTAGGCACGCAAAGACAGCAACAGCCAGCCATTGAAGAATCTTCTTCACGGTTAAAGCCTTTCTATTAGGTTTTGAAAAAATGGGGAATTATTTAATTGATTTAATAATCTCTTGTAAAAACATACCTTGAGGTGCATTTGACCAGTTGATATAACCAGTAAAGTTGTAAATGCCAAGAGCAACAAGGGGAATCAAAATAATTAAAAGAAAAAGACAGAGAGAAAGCACGCTATCCAAATCTGATGACCTCACGCTGTCTTGCGAATTGGTTATTTTTACCACAAAGAAAGCAAAAGCAATGACTAAGATAGCCGCACCAAAAAAACGCAGCCGAAAATATAAGGCTTTCTGTTGCCTTTGCTTGCGCATACTGTGACACAGCGTCCGAAAATACAGAATATCCGACGCCTAATCGACTGGATATTTCCGAGATAACGCGATTGGCAATATCAGTATCCATTGAGTACCTTTCTATTCGATTTTAAAAAATGAGGAATTTAATCGCTAAATGCAAACGCAATACCAGCGAGAATGCAAAAAACTAGGACAACAATATCTGCAGCACCCATATGGACCTCCTTTCTGTTTGTAAGGTTGCTTATAAGAGTTTTTCAAGGGTCTCTTTAAGCGAGTTATAAAGGCCATAAATAATCTTGTTTTTACCGAAATAAACAACGCGTATTCCACAGGCAATCGCAACATCATGTTCAAGCTTCGCTCCACGAGAAACATTCCAGCCGGGCAGCATTACCACTGTGTCGTAATTAGTAATTTCTGAAAGGCATCGATGCATTGCCTGTACCCAGTTAAAACTTGAAGGAATCTGCGAAGCAGGGTTATAGATCTCTTCAGGTTCACCAAAGCCGACAAGCTCTTCAGTAAACATAAACAAACCTTTGTAGTTCTTTGTGTTAGTAATCGGCCCTGATAAATACACTCGCTTGCCCTTAATATCAGCACCGAGAAATTCACCATTACTCAAATATGCCAATAAGGCATAACGCTCAATGAGGTCAACAGCTTTTTCAACAGGATCCATTACTGCTCCTCTTGCTCGTATGTTTGTTCAAAGACATCCGGCTTACATGGGTAGAGCTCGCCTTTGACACCCTTAATAATCCAGTCGTTGGGGCTTATTTCCATCTCGCCCTCTAAGGTTTTAATGCACCAGCAGCCATCTCCGTACTCATCTCTTGTTTGACAGAAAATACCTGCCGCTTGTGCGTCAACCAACCATTGAGGTGGTGTCATATCAAATGTGTACTGCACAGCTTCTATCACCACAGGTTTCTTACGATATTTCATCGCGCACCACCCTTGCGCCGCAGTGGCTGCAATACAAGTCATCGTCATATAGGTCAGCTCCGCACTCGGAACAGACGATGTTGTTGCCAGCTTCAACTGGCTTGCATGTTGGGCCAATGAGGTCGGCTAGACGGGAAAAAACTTTGCCCTGTTCACGTATCCTTATGTCGTTGAATACAGCCTTCTCCACGTACCAAATGGGGTTGGAATCTCCGAAGTCAAAGTCTGTGGCATACACTCGCAGACGCTCTGCTACCTCTTCGCGGCTAGTCATTGCTATCACCTAAACTCTCAAGCTGCTCAGCGATACGCCCTAATTCAACGTAAGGGTTAACGCCTATCGAAGTAGCTTCACCTTCTAAGACATGCTTAATGCGCTGCGCAAGTGATTTAGCTGTTACAGGGTTCTTATGCGTAATTCTACCAGGCTGCGTTATTGTGTAATCATCGTCATTTCTAATAGCAACGCTAGCACCAATATCAAAAAACTTAATACATTCGACTTGATACTCTTCCCCACTGTTATCATATATAACATCGTTGATATGGATAACCTCTCCGTCTTTATCCAGCGGTAACTCAACCATATTTGACGTGTCGCAAAGGTCGATTAGACGGTCGATAACGGTTTTTGCGCTACCTTTAGTTGTTGCATCTCTTGGTATTTCTCGACCAAATAAACACTTAAAAAGCTCTGCAAAGTACAGTTTGTTGCCGTCATAAGATATAAACCTTTCAGCGATTTTCTCGCGCTCTTCTTTAGTTAGCATTGCTGTTCCTTTTTAATCAGTCGCTTGTAGTGAGAAATCGCTGTGTCAAAGTCTTCAATACAGCTGATAATGTGCTTTGTATTAACGTGCGAATCAACTTCGACATATGCAGCAATGCGCTCATGCTTGGCTTTCAAAGCCTGCAAGTACATTTCGTCCGCTGATGGCCTAAAGGTCAGCTCTTCGACATTGGATACGTCACAAAGCTCGACAATGCGGTCTAAAAGCTCATCGTCATTTCTCCATCTCTGAATGCCTAAAAGAACGTGTGAAAATTGGTCCCAGTTAAGCTCTTCTTCTTTCTTGCATTCTTTAGCTCTCTCTGCAACCTCTTGACGCTCCTGTCTAGTCAGCATTACAAACCTCTTTCTCTTTGTCTTTGAGCCATACGGCGAAAGCTCCAACAAGTCCATATGCGATTAAGACATATCTGAAAGCCATCAGATATGCCACATTGTGCGGCTCAAAAATGCCCAAGCAGTCAGCTGTGAAGTAGACCAGCAAGGGCAGCAAAGCCACAAGAATTATTCTTTTTTTCATGAGTTATTCCTTAGAATGCAAGCCATAAAGGCTCAGAAGAATCCGTTTATTAATGAGCCATCGTTTACCAGCTTTTTTGGCATACACCTCCCCTCGAGCGCACATCTTGCGCATCGTGGAGACCGGGATGCCTAATAATTGAGAAGCCTGTTCAACGGTTATAAGCTCAGTGTTTCGCAAGCTCTCCATAAGAGCTAATCAGCAAGCGGAGTTGTACAGTAAGCGGTAACGCACCAGTCAAAGCCTTTCTGCGTCATCCTGGCATAAGGCTCATTTGATTTGCCGTCTCGACGGGTGCTCATGATCTGTACAAATCTTCCCGTCTCAATTCCTCGCTTTGTTGGAGCGTTGCTTCCCTGACAAATCATTCCATCAGCACGGAGAAGCGCAAAGAGACGTTTGCGGTTCATGAGAGGGTCATATTGTGCAAGGTAGCGTGCGGCGTCTGTGATTGTCATCGTGCCTCTGGCATTGATAACCGTGTCATACACGCCAGCTTTTGGTGTGAGCTCGTCAATTCTGACATCCTGCTCGATGATGGTCGTGTCCTTCTCATAGAGCTGACGTTGTTGCTCTTTTAGCTGTGCATCCTTGCGTTGGATAGCTTCGTTTGCGACTAGGACCGCACGAGCTAAAAGCTCTTCATTACTCTCAGAGCCATCTGTGGCAATGTAACCGCCGCTTTGTCTAATTGCGGGAAGGACGTCATGTGTAACCCAGCGCTTAAAACGCTTGATGCGTTCAACTTTCGTCTCCCACGCAAGAAGCTGTTCGCGAGTGGCTTTGTTTGCTTTTGTCGGTTCAAACAAAAACAGCAAGTTATAAAACCCAGCCTCACTAATTAGCCTAACTTCCTGATTACCTCCAGGGGTGTACATATGCGTACCCCCCTTTTCATCTTCATCAAGACGCTGCATTGCACGGTTTCTATTTGTAATTTCCAAGAAATCGCATACGTCTTTAGCGACAAACCAAGGCTCTCCATCAGATCCTTTAAGAGCTCTGAGTTCTCCAAATTCTTGAGAACTGAAAACTTGTATACTTGTATTGTCCATTTCAACTCCTTAAAGTTTTTGGACACGCTCTCCCACGTTGCCCCGTGAGGAGGGCACTTTTATCTTGTTAATAAATAAGGCCTGCAAAACAAAGAGCAAACACTGCAACACATAAACCAACGACGCTTGCCATCTTTGAGCAAGCAAAAATGCAGTAAACTGAAAACATAAGTGATAGAACAGACACCAAACACGAAAGCATACGGATTGGATGTTTTCTAATGGACAACTTAAGCTCCATACAAAAAGAAGCTATTAAAGTTGCTAAATCTTTAAGATTTCCCAAGGTTCACACACCCTTTGAAGATATTCCGAATATTGACGAGGTGTTAAAACAAAAACAGGACGACATGCAAGCCCGCGCTCAAGATCTATCTACATTTAGAGTTGCTGACACTATTAAGCTAACCCCACTTGATGAGCAATTGAGAATTAGCGAATTGCTGGATGTCTTAAAAGAACAAGCCCGTGTCTTAAATGCTCAAAATGAAGCATTTAAGGGATACGCTGAAGATGCAAGAAAAGAAACTTGGTTCTCACGTATCGTTTCAATTGTCTCTGTTGTTATTGCTCTAGTGTCTTTGCTTGTAGCGATTTTCAAGTAAACGGCTATTTTTTTCTAATGGCATTTTGCCCATCTTTTAAAAGCTCCGCTTGCTTCTTGAGCTGTTTCAAAACTACCAAGAAACCACAGGTTCCCACCATCTTCCATAACGTAATAAGCATCGTTAAAACAACTCTTTATAAGTGATGCTCCCTCAATGTGAGATATTGTGGTATGTGGTGCCTTGGCTTTTTCTGGTTCGAGCTTATGCTCGACTTTTGGCTCCCAATGGAATGACCATGCTGAGCCTGTATTTTGAGGTATTGGCATTTATTACTCCAGACATGCAAGCCACTTTGCAGAGACATTTAGTGCATCAGCAAGTAGACGAATAGTTTTTAAGCTAGTTTTTTCGTCGTTTTCCTCTTTACTTGCTTTATAAATTGTCGACTCAGAGAGGTTGGTTCTTGTTGCGAGCTCACGAGCTGACACATTTTCTCTAGCCATTGCGATGCGAATACGAACAGCAATTGAATCCATCTGATCCATGGTTGCCTCCAATCTATAAAACGTAGGGATAAAACAAATACTTGATTAATGCGATTTTCAAAGAACGACTAGCTTTTATCTAGAAACTTACGAAATCCGTAAGTTCTTCTTCATAATAATTACGAAATTCGTAAATGTAAAGAAAATTTTTACGATATTTGTATATTTTGTGTAGAAAGTGGTAAAATGCCTGCTAGATGAAAGGAGCACCAATGGAAGAACTTAATCTTCAGTTGAAGCAAATCCGTAAGATGCGCCGTATGTCCCAGGGAGACCTTGCTGAAGCTGTGGGAGTATCATCACGAGTAATTAGTGCTTGGGAACGTCAAGAAACTGAAATAACAATCAAACATGCAAAGAAAATATGTGAAGTTCTGGACTGTACTTTTGAAGAACTAATCGGAGAAAAGCCATCGCCAGAACAGCTTGAAAACTCAAAGCAATTAGACGATTTATTTAACAAACTTAAAGATGTGGATGCCGTAATTACTGAACTGCAGAAAAGAATCTAAGGAATAGATCTATGTACAGAGCTAAGCCAATCGGTAAATACGAGTTTAAACTTGGAGAATATTGAAGAGCTTGGCAGGCGCGAAAAAATAAGACATGTTTAATTCTCAAAGAACATGCGTTCTACTCTAGTGTTAACACCGGACAAAAACTTAGTCCGATATATAAAAGTTTGAAGGAATTGTGAAAGGGTTTGGGAAATGGCTGTTTATGCTGAAAGAACTCTTGTTGTTTACAAATTTATGTTCAACAAGAGAAGGCACCCTGATGAAGTCTGTAGCATATACGATTTAGATGGGTCAGACATCCTTACGCACTTCTCAAAATTTCTCAATTCCAGAATCACTCCAAAATTAGAAAATGAAAACGTTAAAGTTTTTAAATTTCATAAGATTGAAATTGCTTCGGAAAAATATATTCTCGCATCAATTGAATCTGGCCTTGCTGGCGAAGATCGTGTTATCTACGAGCCGTCTACTGATAAAAATGTAGGAAACATTAATGCCGAACAAGCGACATTAGTCGGGACTCGCGTTTATTTATCCGTTGAAAACACAGGTGATACATATGCAATCCTTTGCGTTGAGCATGCTTTATCATCTGCTGGAAACACAATTGTCCCACGAGAATTTGCAAACTACCTAAGACAAGCCGCACCACACGTAACTATGAAATATGAAGCGGTTACAGAGAAAGAAGCAGAGGACACATTTAAATCTGTCGAGCAAATTTCTATCAAATATTACATCAAACAAAATGACATATCTGAAAGCCTTATTAAAGAAAGCGACTATGTCATGTTGACGTATGGACATAAAAAGAACAGACCGTTTTCAACAAAGATAGTCGACGCCATTAGATCTATTGACTCAAGAAGAAAAACCTTGGTCGGATATGAAAATAGTATTGTTGACCGCAATGATGCGGTTGTTGAAGTTCAAATGAAAAATAACGTTGGACGAACAAAGAAATTCAAACTGAATGATGATTTTGATATGAGAATTGTTGAATTATTAAACTGCAATGGAGACAGGCCTTTAAGCGATAATGAATTTGTTAAAAGATGTGCAGAAAAGGTAGAAGACATTTCAAATAGATTAGGTCGCTCAATGTTGTAGAATAATAATAACAAAGAACGAATGTTCGACATAAGGAGGAGAAATGAGCAAAATTAGTTTATGTTATGTGGTCAAAAACTATATTGCGTCGCTCCACCTAAGTGGCGAAAGGAAGATATCTAAATTTGACGTTCTTTGTCAGATTATTACACCAATTATCATCGCTGTTGTAATTACCATTAACGCAGATAAGCTACATGGCTCTCTCGATGAAGCTCTTCAGGGGCTCCTAACATGGGTATCAATTACCTCTTCGTTAATTTTTGCCGTCGTTGTCATGATTTACCAGCTTAGGATGCAATTAATCTCTCAAAAAGAAATTAAGCATGAAGGAAATGAGTTAATAGTAATCGATGAGATTTTTTATTGTACTCTTTGGGCCGTCGTTGCAGGCTTCACTTCAGCAGCATTTATAGTTGTAAGACCACTTGTATCAACATGTTGTGCATTGATAGGAAGTCTATTTGCGGGGTTAGCAATTGCTTTTTCATTAAATCTCGTTCTTGTAACCTGTATGACAATAAAACGAATTGGAATAACCTACGAAGTTATTTCAAAACGTTGGAGTAAAAAAGAGGGGCAATAAGCCCCTCTTTTTATATCGCTCGACGTAGCTGCAGAACTTCCGCACCATCTTTATGCACATCATTGAGGGCTTCTCCGATAGCCCTGCCAGCTCTTTGAATCTGTTCCATGTCTGTATCTGCATAGCGCATCGTCATATTAATGTCACTATGTCCAAGAATATCTTGAGCACTCTTGATATCCATGGTCCTGACTGCAATCGTTGCATACGTGTGACGTAGATCGTGAAAGACTGGTCTTCTCCCCTGCGTGCCTAGAAGCCCCCATTCTTCCGAGTGTCTCTTCCACCAAGCTGTGACTCGCTCTGGCCTGAGATACTCGCCTGAGAAGTCTCCAAGGACATACATTTCTTCATTAAACGCAATTCCCATTAGCATGCAGTCTTCAATGTACTTGGAACGCCATTGCTTAAGAATGTCTACAAGCGGAGATGGAACAGGCACGGTTCTTGTTTTCCCGTTCTTCAAGCCTTTAATGTAGGTCTTACCGCCATCATACGAAATAGCGCGGCATAGGTGTGCTGTGACGTCCTCAGCTTTGAGCTTTATATCCTTCCACTGAAGCCCGCAGCACTCCTCACGTCTCATACCAGTAAAGTATGCCAAATACGTTGCAATAACCATGGGAGAAAGCTCTAGAGCAGCAAGCATAACTTGAAGCTTCTTGCGGGAAGGTTCGTCCAAAGGATTTGGCGTCGCAAGCTGGCCCCTAGGAGCCTTGATTGACGCACAGGGGTCATACTGCAGATCTCTAATCGCTACGGCATGGCGTGTACATTGACGTAAGCCATTAAAAGCTTTCTTAATGGTATTAGCTGAGTAGTTGGAGTCGTAAAGCCAGGACACATACATCTCGACGTCTGTGATTGTAATGTCCTGTAAGCGTTTCTCACTAAAGAAGAGATCTGTGTATCGAATACTATTCTTGTAAGACGTATAAGTACGACGTTCTATTTGCTGCGTTGCCACAAGGCTCTTAAAGTAGTTGAGACAGTATGTGTACGCCGAACAATCAAGCCTTGTTGCTTGGCTCTGTTCAACAACTTCAACAAAACCCGCGTCCTTAACCCATTTCTCAGCCTCGAGCATGGCGGTCTTTTTACCTCGGCCAGTCTTATCCGATGGAGCACTCAAAGAATGATGCTTCTCATGAATAAGCCCATCTGCCCCACGGTACCTCACCCTTGCCTGCCAAACTTTGCCACGCAATCTGACTGAGATATTCATGCCGTTTCTCCTTAACGTGCAACAAGTTGGTCGGAGGCGCTGCCTCCAAACTGCCTCCAAACTGTATGGATTGTTTTACTATACACACCGGACAAAAACTTGTTTTTGCAGGTTGTAACGGCATTTATTGAGCGTAACGAAACATAATGAGCGGTAGAAAACATAACTTCTAAACCGCAGGTCGCGCGTTCGAATCGCGCAGGAGGCACCAAAAACCCAAGGTAGACGGCTTGCTGTCTACCTTTTTTTGTTAGGCCAACGCCGCAAGTGCCCCCTTTTTGCCCCCAAACTGTATGACTACTGTAAAAGTAGAATACCTGTTCGAATAAAAGTTTTAACTATCTAGATAGGCGATTTTTGCATAAACACTTGCCAATATGCAGGAAAACTAATCAAGAAATTGATGTATCAAATTAGAGGTGCTGTTTTG